CTTGTCTGTCGATCTGATAGATGGCGGCGTCGGCCGTCATGGCATCCTGCGCGCGCACACGGTCCGCAAAATCGATGAGGATTCTTTCCCTCTCGTCGACCTTATCCTGGCCCCCGCCCATCATCTTATCCCAGGCGATGGTCCAGGCCCGCCGGGCGGTCTCACCTCCGATAAAACCTTTATCCAGCAGCTTCTGGATCTCTGCTATGCGCTCCTCAAATCGGTCCATGGGCGATTTCGTCTCTTCGATGATGCCCTTGATAAGATCGATCTCTTCCTTATATTCCTTCGCGGCCCGGATGGCCCGTTGATAGGTGTCGATGCTTTCCACCTGGGCCTCCGTGGCGCCCTTCAATGTCAACTGGAACTTGGCGATTTCCTCCGTGGTCATCGCGGCCGTGATGGCCTCGACCTTCAGCGCATCGATCATTCCCTGGATCGCGTCCTCATTCTCCTGGATCGCTTTTTGGTCATCCTCGTATGCTTTCAATCCCTCGAGGAGGGCTTTGGTATTCCGCGTCCGGGCATCGATCTCATTTATCAGATATAGGGCATAATCCTTCTGCTCAACGCTGGCGTTGTGCAAGCCTTTTTTATAGAGTTCAAGGGCCGCCGTGCCCTGATTCATGGCCTCGACTTCCTCGAAAAGCGCCTTGATCCTTTTCTCGATCTGCTTTTCTTCCTCGGTGGGCAATGCCGGGGCGGGAGCCAGGCCTTTTTTTATCTTGTCCCCGGCGCGCAGGGCGTCCTCGGCTTCCTTGCTCCAGATTTGGGTGAGGCGGTCTCCGGCTTTTGCCCATATTTCCTGCACATCCTGGGCCTGCGCCTTCTGGATCTCCGCCGCCGCCGCGAAGTCGCCCTTGACGACGGCGAGCCAATGGGCCGCGGTCGCCCCCACATAGCCACCCACGTCCTGGAATGCCGCCGATGCCACGACCGCCGCCGAAGCCATGGATTTGAGGACAACGGCGATCGCATCGGCCGCCATGCTGAAATCCTTCGCCCCCTTCTTGGCATCGATCATGATATTTGTAAGGTTCTCGAGGGTCGGGGAAAGATGGTCCATGATGTTGATGGCGATGCCCATCGTAGATAGCTTCAGCCGCTTGAAATTGTCGTTGACCCGCTCCATCTGCTGGGCGGTCTCCGTGGACATGACCAGGCCCAGTTTTTCAGCCTCGGCCCGCATTTGTTCCATGCCGGCCGATCCCTGGTTCAGGAGCAGGATCATGTCGGCGCCGGACCTGCCAAAAAGCTTCAAGGCCAGGGCAGTTTTGCCGGCCCCGTCTTCCATGCCGGCGAATTTGTCGGCGACCAGGGCCATCACCCGATCGCTGGAAAGGAGATTGCCCGAGGAATCTTTCACGCTGATCCCCAGGGCGACGAAGGCGTCACGGGCATCCCCGGTCCCGGTCTGGGCCTCGAGCATATTGCGGGATAGCCTGCCGACCATCTTCGCCAGGGAGTCCAGGTCCACATTAGCGAGGCGGGCAGCGTAATTCAGGGCAGATAGATTCTCGACCGTGATCCCGGCGGACTGGCTCAGTTTCGCCATCCGTTCGCCGAGATCCAGGGCCTCCTTGCCGAAATTGACGAGTTCATTCACACCGAACCCGATGCCGATGGCGGCGCCGACCTTCTTGGCCATGGATTCGATCTGGCCGAAAGTCGAGCTCATCGTCGAGGTGATCTGGCGCATGTCGGACTGCATGCGGGCGACATTCGCGCCGATCTCAACCATGATGCCGGGTACGGTAGCCATTCAAGAGTGCCTAAAGTAGGGGCGGTTCGCGAACCGCCCGTATTTCGATTGCGTTATTCTCAAGGGCGGTTCACGAACCGCCTCTACGAACCTTTGCGGCCTTTGCGCCTTTGCGTGAGAGCATCTTTGAATTGTTCTTCGAGACTTCTCTTCTTTTCCGCACCCCTATTTTGTAAATTGAAAAAGGCAACCCATTCCGAGAGTTCGAGGCTGTCGATGCCGCTCAATAATTGCCGCACGGTCATTCCCAGCTCCCGGGCCAGAAAGAAATAAAATCTCCTCTCCGCCCGGGACCTCAGTTTTTTGTCAGTTCGTCCACGTCCTTAGGGCTGAGGCCGCTAAGCCGTTTGGCCACACTGTAGAGCCGGTCCAGCGCCTTGCCCGACTTTTGCCCCAGGGCCCCGATGTCCGCATCGGCAAAGATCCGGTCCCCCTTTTCGTCGACCAGGGTCCTGACCAGGAGGCGGGCCCGGAAATTTTCCGTATTCACCTGGAGTTCCTTGCCCCTATTCGCGTACACCTCGCATTCGAAGGCGTCCCGCTCCGTTCCGGTCATGCAACGAACATAGATCGATCCGCCCCATTCCGGCACCTGGACCTCCTCCCGAGCCAAATCCTCGGACGCCAGGATGGATTCCCGGTTAAGAGATGACATAGGCAATCCCCCTTTCGCCATTTCCCCGATTTACCTTTACGAGCTTTCCAGGTTGCTGGAAAGGACCTCGCCGGTGATCGCCAGACTGAAGGCGATAGCGACTTTGTTGTCGATGCCCCCGGATTTGACGGCCGAAGTGCAATAGGCTTCAAAAGTGTCCGTCGTCAGGTCGCTGTAGGTCACGATCACCGTCCGTTTGATCCTGGCAGCCCTGTCCGCCATCATCGCCTGCTGGCCAGGGTCACCGGGGACGAAATTGCACTGCATGGTGTAATTTCCTTCATCGGCGAGGCTCTGCCGTTTCTCTTTGCGGGTGGATTGGAGATTGGTGACATCATAGGTCCCTGATTCTCCCCCGGGACCGCTGAAGGAAATGACCTCCCCGACCTCATGAATGTCCCACTGGACCGTGGTCCCTTGGGTCTCGATTGCCTGGCTTCCCGTGTATGCCATTTTACGCCCCTCCTTATCCTCGTTTTTCCCTCAAAGAAAATTGCAGGATCACATGATAAATCCCGGCCTCGTAATCGTCCCGGTTGTCCAGCAACAATGCGTTCTTGCCAAAGACCTCGATCAATTTATCGATCACGGCCTCCGCCAGCTCCTTCGCCCCGAAATAAGTACCTGCCCAAACGTCCAATTGAAATATTCCATTATCCAGGGTCCGGGATGTGCCGCCGATCGTATTGGTCGGATTCGTCTTCATCCGAAAATAATCGATCGCCGGCAGCGGCTGATCCTGGGGAATTACCAGGGGATAGGATGGAATGCTCAGTTCCGAAAGTGCATTTGAGATTGTTTTCTCGATCATTTAATGATGATCCCCGGGATCTTGCCGCCGATCTCCCAGAGTTGGATCCCCAATTCTCTTTTGAGGGCGGCGATCGCCTTCTCGGCATTCTCCTCCATCGTCGGGACGATGAATGGGTGCGGATCATAATGGTGCTTCTTTGCCTTGCCGCGCTCGATCCATTTGCCATAAAAGCCGATCTTGCTGAACCCGATGCCGTAAAGCTGCGTCGTCTGCCAGTTGCTCGTACGGAGTTTCTTCAGCAGCACGCCGGTCCGGCGAAGAGTGCCGGGCCGGTGCATCTTGCCGCGCCAATCCTTGTGCGCCCTGGTGCCCAGCGGGGCCCGGGGCCTGGCTGCATCCCGGATGACCATGGCCCCGGCCTTGACAGCTTGGCCCAAGGCATGGCGCGCGATCTTTACCGGGAGTTGGCCCAATTGGTCGCCCATCTCCTTCAGGCCCTTGACCTCGAAGGTGATCAGATCGCTCATGAGGACTCCCCGCTGCCTGCCGGCGCGGCCTTGTCCGAATAGGTTACGGCCGGCTTTATCTGCTCGGTGCCCATTATAAAAACCTCCCGATGTCTTTCGTTCTGGTCGATCGCCGCGTCGATATTGAAATACCGGTCGTAATTCAGGACCGGATCATGGTACTTGATCCTCATTCCCGCCCAGATCTGGATCCGGGGGTAACGGATCGGGAAGCGGGTGATCTGCTCGGCCTGGACTTGCCGGGCGGCAAAATATTGGCGTCCGGACAGCGGCTCCATGCCCGCCCTGCATTCCAGTACATCCACCCAGTTGTCAACCGGGGCGCCGTACTCGTCCTTTTCGGTCGGCCGGTTCTCCTGGATGACGATCTTGTGCCTGAGTCTACCGGCCTGCACAATGCCACCAGCATTTTTTCCCCAGCTCTTGGCCTTGATCCAGGTGTTTCCAGATATAATTATCATATATGCGCCGGGTGAATTTGTTCTCGGAGACCGTCTGGCCGACGAGGATGTTTTCCCGGAGCAGATAAAGGTCCGCAACCTCCATCATGATTCCCAGGCGGATATCCTCCGGAACATTTTCCGGCCTGTCCCCGAATCCGGCCACAAAATTGATTTTGAAAGGGAACGGGTCGTTGTCGCTGAAGTCCGTCGGCCAGGACTTGCCGCTTTTCAGGACGAGATAAGCCGGGTCCTGCTCGTTTTTGAGGAGATAGATCAAGGGATCGATCGGCATCTCCACGTCGGACTCGTTAAAGTAATTGATTTCGGATATTAATTGCACGGGGGGATAGGGCAGCCGGATCCGGTCCGGGGGATTGCCGGGCAGAGAATAGCGTAGCGTCTGCGTGATCATCGCCCGCCCAAGGCGGCCGTCCGGCGGATCGAGGCTCCTGACCACGGCCCGGATTTTAAGCTCCAGTTGGCGGTCATCATCATCGATTTCGATGGCGACGTGTTCCTTCACGTCCTCCAGGGTAATCGGAAGTCTTTCCGGCGGCTCCATTACAATGATATTCATATGCTCTCCTTATTACGTGAGACGATTATGATTCAGCCGCTGCGGCTTCCGGGTCTTCTTCCACCTTGATATTTATTCTTCCCCACATGACCCCTTCGGGATTCGTAGGGTCATAAACGACCAACGGCGCGGAATAGATCTTGGCTGTGATCGCTTCCGCGCCGAGAAACAGTCGGATCTCTCCCGTGGCATATTCGCTTTTCCGCCATCGTATGGGATCGGAGTCCCCGTTATCGCTGTCGATCAGTAGGGACCCAAAAGAGAGAGTCATACGAGTAATTGCGTCCATTTCACCGTTCGTCAGTGGGATGGGCGCTGGATCGGAGGCTCGCTTCCTTTTAAGGATTAAATCAATGGTATTGGCGTGGTTTAGGTATACGATTTCCTGTTGCATCTCAACCCCTTCCCCTACGCTCTTTTCCTATTCCAAACTGATATCCAATGCCCCCGCGGCAAAGGAGACGGTGTCCTCTGCTGCCGGCGTCTGATCGACCACGTTATCGTTATCGTAGGCCAGCACGTTTCCTGCATCCAACGTGCCCCCATCCACGATCGCCATGCCCACGATTGTTGACCACCCTCCCGCTCCGACCGTGGGAAAAGTTACGGCATTGACGTTATCGGTCGCAGTAGGAGTGGTCCCGGAAACAGCCGCCCATTTCGGGGTTGACCCTCCCGCCTTATTGACCAGGACCCTCGCATAGTCTGTCCCGGCGACCTCCTTGCCTGCCGTGGTGAGAGTCGTATCTGTATCGGCCCCCGTTTGATCCAGAAGCGCCACATAGGTCGCGGGCTGGCTATAGGCCGTATTGCGAAACATGAGGTCGAGCATTTTGTTGGCCAGGTAGGTCGTGAATCCGTGGTTGGATACCGCCGAGATGGTCACGGTAACCTGCCCGCTGGCCACGGTCGGAGTGTTGCCGGAGACGGGTGCAAAGGAAGCCGTAAATGCTCCTGTGGCAAGGACATTGCCCTCGCCATAGGTGGCCGAATCCACGATTGTCCAATGGGTGATGGTCCCCCATGCGCCGGAGGCCTGGTTGAACGTCACCGCTCCCGTTTGTGCCACTGCCCGCGATGCAGCCGCCGCAAAGGTGATAGCCTTGCGCGTATAATTGTTAGCGTTCGCCACCTCGCTCATCGACGCGCCCGTAGCCGCATCCGTAGGATCCGCCGTGCAAAGCGCAAGATATATTGCGGCGGCGGGAGTATGAGCCGACCCGAATAGGTGATTTAGGAAGGCATTTTCGGCATAATCAGCTAGAGATCCCATTCTTGTGCTCCTTTATGCGTTGGCCCTATGAATCGTCCGCCGTGGGGATACGGATTCGATGGTCGGATCCACGATTATGCCGAGTACGATCAAATATAAAAATAGATCGTCGGGAGTTAAACTTGATCCGCGGATGTCCGCCAATAGCATCCTGACCACGGTCGTCTGAATATTTGCGGTAACACTTTGTGCAGCCACCACGGCGGAGAGGCCGCGGGCCACGTTCCCCGAAATATCGGCGGTAGTACTCTGCGCCGTCACCAGAGCGGAGAGCGTTCGGGCTAGATTTGCGGCAACGTCCGGCGTCAGGCTGCCCGCAATGACATTGGCAAGGAGGCCCCGAGCGATGATCCCGGTAATATCCGAGGTGAGACTCGCGCCCTGGATATTGGCAAGGAGCGCCCAGGTGATGTCCGCATCCAAAATGAAGCTATCCCCCAAACTCCAAATTGCATCCAATCCACTGGTGGGGGTATACCAGAGACAACTATCTCCTAAACTCCAAGTTCCTGTCTTATCGGTAGCCATTAGCTAATCACCGGTGTCGGCCAAACATAAACTTCTTTTAGACTCTGATATTCCATAAGGTCCAGTTTGAAATCTACCCATCCGGCAACAGACGGCGTAAATGTCACCGCCAGGGTTTGCGTCCAGTCGGCATTATTTGCTCGGACGGCGATACCAGGAGCGTTGGTTACCTCCGCTCTGGCTCCTCCTGTCGATATATAATTGGCGAACAACTTCAAATTTCCAGCGGTAATG